TGGCGCGTTCAACCCGTGCCTTTTTTGCTGCAATTACCTTGGCCTGAAGAGCCTGGTTGCCTTGGCAAGCCTCAAGTGCCGACTTGTAAAGGGTCGCTAGTTCGTCACTGGTGGCGCTGGCCTCAATCGCTGACAAGTGGTCGGTGATGTCTGGGGTTGGCGCAGAGGGTTTGCGACTGGCGGCGTTGCCATCATCATCTTCTGGGGCAATCCCGCAAGCGGCCATCAGTGAGTAGCGCCGAGCGTATGTCAGTGCGCTACCGTACCCTTGGGGGTCTTGCTTGCTGGCGGGAACGTGCAATTTGCCGCATTCCAGCATCTCGCCCGACTCATGGACAAAGACCGTCTCAACAGTCACGCCAACGTGGTCTTCGCTGGTGCGCTGGATCAGGGCGATTCCAGCCTCGTTCAGCCCCTCAATGACTGCCTCCACACAGGCCGACAGGTCGGCATAACGTGAGCGAAAGTGTGGATTGGTTGAGCTTTTGAGAGCAGGGCCAAAGGCTTTCTGAGCCTTGACCAATGCTGTGGCTATCTGTTTCATGCTTGCTCCTGGTTGATTTCTAGGATGAGTTGGCGGATCTCTTGCTCAAGGATCGCGATAAGGTGGTCTTGTTTGCGGATGTGCCCCTGGAGCAGCCCCACGTGGTAGGCCAGTCGGGTTCGTGGGTCATCGCTGTATGTTGCGGCTAGTGCTTCAAAGGTTTGAAGTGTGTTCATGGTTTCTCCTGAAAAGACCCTTGCGGAATTGCTAGGGCATGGCGTTATTGTATAGCCCCCTGCACAGCTGTCAATAGTTTTTGCACAAAAAATCTAGGTAGATTCCCTAATACGCAACAAGTAGCTTTTGTGGAGTAGAATGGACAGATGACTAAAGATGAAGCAATCAAACGAGCTGGTTCACAGGCTGCGCTGGCAAGGCTGCTGGGCGTAAGTCGTGGAGCCGTTTGGCAGTGGAAGGCGCTTCCATCTGGGCGGTTGTATCAACTGATGGTTGTTCGACCAGATTGGTTTGACAAGGTATAATTTTCCTATCCCTTGGCGGGGATTTTTCAGCAAGACTTAGCCGGGACACTGCTGGTGCTGACCAGTCCGCCAACATCCGAAAGGATGAGTGTCTCGCCTAAGTCTTTTTTTTTGGAAAAAGCAATGAACTATTACCCATTTCACCTTGGGGACTACGCTTCACACACGGGCCACCTCGACCCAATGGAGGATTTGGCCTACCGCCGAATGTTGGATGCGTACTACCTGCGAGAGGGCCAGCTACCCAAAGACGTGACCGAGATTGCACGGCTCGTGCGTTTGCGTGATGATGCCGCAACGATTCGTGACGTTCTGAATGAGTTTTTTGAACAAACGCCCGAAGGTTGGCGGCACGTTCGTTGCGATGAAGAAATCCTCAAAATGCAGGACAAGCAAGCCAAGGCCAGAGCGTCAGCTTACGCATCGGTGAGCGCTCGTAAAGCGAAGGCACAACATCCGCATAACGAAAGCACAGCGAACGCTCAACGGACGTTTAACGAACGCTCAACGGACGTTCAGCTACCAACACCAACACCAACACCAACACCAAATATAAAGACAGTGGCCGTCAAGCGGCCTGATGATGTTGATGAGGATGTTTGGGATGACTTTCTTGCCATCAGGAAAGCCAAGAGGGCGGTTCTGACCCAGACTGCACTAGACGGCATGCAGCGAGAAGCAAACAAAGCTGGATGGTCGTTGAATGAGGCTATCCGAGAAACGGTATCCCGTGGATGGCAAAGTTTTAAGGCTGAGTGGGTGACAAACAGCCAGAACAAGCCAACTGAGACGGTCTACCAAAAAACACAACGTGAAGCGATGGAGGGTCTAGCACCCGGTGTTGCTCGTAAAGCTTCTTTTAACCCCAACATCTTTGAGGCAGAAAATGTCACTTTCATTGAAGGCCGTTGATCGCTTGTTTGAACGCTTGGCTTTGACTTATGGCAAGCAGTTCACGGACATGTATTCCAACCTTGACCACTCTTCTGTCAAGACGATGTGGTCACATGAGTTGTCCACCTACGCCAACAGTCTGCACCGAATCGCTTGGGCATTGGAGAACCTGCCACCCCGTTGCCCGAACGTGATTGAGTTCAAGCAGATTTGCCGCCAAGCCCCTGCACCAGAAACCCTTGCACTACCAGAACCCAAAGCAGACCCTGAGCGACTCAAGCGAGAGTTGGCAAAGCTGGCAGACATAAAAAAGGCAGCGCTGGCCGACAGGGTTGACCACAAAGCATGGGCCAAAAAGATCTTGGCACGGTACATGGCTGGAGAGCGAATAAATCCGACATCACTCAGGTTCGCTCGTGAAGCTCTACGTCATGAGGTGTGAAGAATGCCAATCAGCAACCGCAGCACCCCTATGGAACCGCTACGACCCGTGTTGCATTTGGTGCGGGGCACGGTTACTCAGACAACTTGGCACGTTGAATATCCCGCAAGACCAGATCCAGAAACGCCGAACAAAGGTGCTGACCGACTGGGTGAAGCAGGGCCACAACGAAAGCCAGATTCGCAACCTGGTCAAGTCTGGGCCTTGGCACGAACCCCCGACAAAGACGAAACAGGACTTAGCCAAGCGGAAATGATCTACTTGCTGCCAACTTATCAATCAAGGCTTCCATGATTTATGTAGGAATTGACCCCGGTTTCTCTGGCGCATGGGGAATGGTTGACCATCACGGCAAGTATGTGTCCTGTGGAGACATGATCCATGACGGCAAACACATCAATCAAAAGATGGTCTGGGCCGAGATGAGCCAAGCCCTTGAGAGGCAAGACCGTGAGGTGGCCTTGGAGGTAGTCCATTCCATGCCAAAACAAGGGGTAGCCTCGTCCTTCAAGTTTGGGATGGCTTATGGGGTCGCCTTGGGCCTTGTTGACCGTTTGCTGTGCCCTGCCCACCTAGTCACCCCACAGGCATGGAAAAAGCAGATGGGTTTAACTTCTGACAAGCATCTCAGTCTCAAGATGGCCCGAGAGTTATGGCCCAACGCCCCGCTGACCCGCCAAAAGGACAACGGACGGGCCGAGGCTTTGCTGATTGCAGAATGCGCACGGAGGTTTACGGCATGAGCGACAAGTTCGAGCTTGAACTGGTAAACCGCATTGATGCATGGCGCGACATCCAGAATAGCCTCTATCCGTTCCTTAAAGGCCGATTAAACGGGGAAACGCGCTGGATCCTTACCCTGAGTACCAAAAAGCGAACAAGCCCCCAGAATCGCCGTTATTGGGGTCGAGGTGTTTTGTCCCAGATATCCGAACAGGCCAAGGTTGGAGGCCAGCAGTACAGCGCCGAAGCGTGGCACGAGTTAGCCAAGCGCAAGTTCTTGGGTGTAACTGAGTTACCAGACGGTAGCATTGTGGGCAAAAGTTCCACAAACCTTACAACTACAGAGTTCAGCGAGTTTTGTACGCAGGTGGAGGCATGGGCCGCAACTGAGCTTGGCGTCACTTTTTACGACCTTCCCAAATGATGATCCCCAAACACAACTACATCCGCAGCAAGAAGCTATTGCGCCTAGTCGCAAGTCTAGACTGCCAAATCTGTGGGTCAGGTGTTTGTGTCCAAGCAGCACACACAAACTGGGGTGGCGGCAAGGGCAGAGGGATCAAAGCTGACGACAATCTTACGGCAGCACTTTGTATGACCTGCCATTACGACATTGATCAGGGCATAAGGTGGTCAAAGGCTGAGAGGCAACTGGCATGGAAGGTCGCCCATTTCAAGACCGTACAAGCATTGACAGACAGTGGACAGTGGCCCAAAGAGGTTCCTGTTCCTGAAATAGAATGAAGGCGCTGACATTTCGCAGTTGCCAGCTTTGGGGCTTTGGCCCCTTTTTTTTGGGGAAACCATGAATCCAGCAGACACGATTGAGCAATGGGACATCAAGAAGTTAGTTCCATATGCCAGGAACAGCAGAACGCACAGCGAGGAGCAGGTTAGCCAGATTGCTGCCAGCATTAAGGAATGGGGCTGGACAACCCCTGTTTTGGTGGATGAGAACGGCGGCATCATTGCAGGGCACGGACGGACATTGGCGGCACAGCGGCTAAAGATGACCCAAGTACCCGTGATGGTGGCAAGGGACTGGTCGGATGCCAAGAAACGGGCCTACGTCATTGCTGACAACAAGTTAGCCATGAACGCAGGTTGGGACAATGAGATGCTGGCCTTAGAGATGGGCGAGTTGGCAGAACTTGGCTTTGACCTTGACTTGACGGGTTTTACGCCAGAGGAGATAGATGCCTTGACACCGATTGAGGTGACTGAGGGATTGACCG